AATAATCTTGAACCAATCTTGAACCAATCTTGAACCCGTTGTTATTTTTTATAAAATTTATGTATTAAATTATGCTATTTACTAATTCGGAGTGGCATCACCAATCCAACAATTTTGTCACCTTCTTTTACATAAATCGGATGTTGTTCCCCTTCGCACCAAAATGTTGAATGTTTCGTATCAAAATTTCTCAAAAGAATTTTGCGACAATGTATATTTATTCGATTATTTCTAAAAATATTACATTTATGTTTGTTGATTTGTTTCTCTTGAGGAAGTAAATTCACTTCTTCCAAATCGTGTTTTGTAAACAATATTCTCATTGTTTTCTTTTTTAGATACTCCACATCTAACATAAATTCATCATACGGGATTCGATAAACTATCGTTCCTTCAGGATTCATAAGTGATATATCATTATCGATAATCTCATACATCCATGAACGTTCGGATTCAATGATATCTTTGAGAATATTTTTAATCTTCACGGTATATACTCCTTTCTTTGCTGAACCCTTCGGGATAGCGTTTAATTAGTTTATCGATATTTTTCTCGAACACCTCAGATAAATCTATATTGCACATTTTAGCTATAACAGCTAAATACCATGAGCAATCTCCGAGTTCCTTGATTAGTTCGTCACGGTCGAGATCGTGACCGTGATATAAATATTTCTTCAGTATATCGACCGTTTCCCCACACTCACCAGCCAAGCCGAGACCAGCGTTAGCAAGTGTGAATTCTTCTGTAACTGTACGCATACAAGCGTTTTGATAATCGTTAGCTAACATAATTTACCCCTCTATATACACCATTTTAGAATCTCGATAAACATCCATAGCTGGTGTAGTTTCAAAATCAATACCATCATCCGTGTATCTCATTGTTGATAATCTCGCTTCATAATCAAGAGGATACACCATTAATAATTCAATCAATTGTTCTACCGTCATGACAACCACCACCATAATAATTTTGAAAATAAACCGATTAAAATTAAGTCACAAGCTAGAAACGCATTATTTGCGAATTTAGGTTTGGTATCGATGTATAGAACACCGACACCACCTAGAATCAAAGCAACTGCGAACAATATCATATATAACTTCATTTCATCACCTCGATTATTCCAGCATCTAACAAATCATCAATATAATTGAACGTCATTTTAGCTATACCCGATAATTCGGGATCAGTCGAATATTTCGCATCTCTATCGAATCTAAAACCACACATACCATCATATGCGTAACAACTTATCACAAACTTTTCTTTATCCTCATAAAACTGCGACGTGAATCCGTTATCGTTAAAATCAATTTGTGTTTCGTTGTGGCACAGTATCGGATTATATCGATTTAATGCGATATTATTGAATATCCTATATTTACCAAGTAACATGTAATCTTTATCGATATTTGCACTAAATTTATCAACATTTAATTTGAATACGTTATAGTTCTCTATTCTTGAAAATTCTGCATTTTTTCCCATTGATTTTCACATCTCCTATCTCACATTCAAGTAATCTTTTTATTTCCATGCTGAATTTCTTTTGTGATACTTTTGAAAACCCGTTCTTATAACAGAAGGAATCATACATTGTGAATACTTCTGATGTTGATTCATTGAGTATCGCATCTTCTCCGAACTCGTCCACGAATTGAATAATCGGATTATTATCCTTCTCAAATTCATCAATCTGTTTTGTTACCGCTTCAGAATCCGTAAATCCATTGTTCATTAGTACACGTTCTAAACCTTGTAAACCTAACTGAATCAAGTATTCTGTTGCTGTTTGTTCAGTCAATAAACTGATGATGTTCCACTTATAATCGGGGTCATCTTTGCTGAACTCAGCATTAAAGGGTATGATTACCAATCTTCGTTTTATCGCCTTGAATCCCTTATTTCTCACCCTTGGTATTTCGTTAGCACTAAATAATAGCTTTACTGAGGGTTTAAAGAAAAATACATCTTGCCCTTTATTTTCTGCCTTGATATCGTTACCGCTAACAATTTTCTTGAATTGTGATATCGCTTTTCCCTGTAGAAATTCATCCGATATATCATCTCCAATGTTGGCAAGTTTACCGAACATAGTTGTTGTGCTGAACTTCTCCGATAGTTCGTCAATATCTAGCGACACATAATTATTTCGCCCTAGTACATTTCGAACCATATCAAGGAATGTTGATTTACCGTTTGAACCAGTACCCGTTAGAATAAATGATTTTGATAGTTCATTTCTGCGATAGAAACAATAACCGATGCATTCTTCAAGCAATGAACGTATTGATTCATCGTTACAAGCAATTTTATTTAGTGTCAAATCTACCGTTTGATCATATGCGTTTGGATTATAATCCCACGGTATTTTATTCGTGATAACATATTCGGGTGAGAACGGTAACAACTCTTTTGTTGTCAAGTTCAATATTCCATTTCTGAATGCTAAATAATTCGAACTAAACGGTTCTTCATTATTTGGTGTAATTATCTCCAAGTATTTGAGCGTTTCACTTCTCTGTGTAGCCTTCAAATTCGGTATAATCTCAATCATCTTCGATTCAATTAAGCGATATGATGCTGTATAAATACCCTCATCATATATATGTAACTGATTGTTGATTCGCTTGATGTGATATTGATTCTTGATATACCTTGCGAAGGTGTCGAATAAGAAGGCATTTTTCTTAAAAAATATCGGTGCTTCAAACGCTTCATCACGTGTGATCGTTTCAATTTCGTTATCGTCTAACGGTTCATCAAACACATGATTATTTATATTCTTCAAAATCTCGATTATTTCATCTCTGCTAAGATTTAGTTGAGATTGAAGAACTAATATATACTTGTATAATTCCCCGTTCCTTCCGTCACCCTCAGTTAATCCCAAAACATCTATACTTGTATTAACGGGTAACAATTCGTTCGGAACTACATCTATTTCATCGGGTTCGAAATGTGGGGGGAATCTATCCACCCCGTTAACCCTCAACGGGATATATGTTGAACCCGAATGAATATCTGCAATCAGCCCAACGGCTAATTTTTTGTCTTCTCCACCTCTTGCGATTCTTTTATCGGGGTTTCTCCAATAAGTATGTATGTGCTTATTCCTTGGATTTTCAAGAATTAAACAATTCCAGTTGTTAGAATCAGCCATTTCAAGGAACATATCAGATAGTTCTTCAGAATCAAACGATATATCAATGAATTCAGAATTGAGAATTGCACCGAACGATTCGGAATCTATCACATCATCCCATGATTTAAGATTCGCATTTTTAACTTTTTGTATTGGTTTTTTACCCTTTCCGATTGCATAACCTTTGAAAACTAAATCGTTACCGTTCCATTTACTCATAAGCAACTCCGAATTTATGTAATCTATCTTTTGCAACACCTATATACCAACTCTTATCGAGTTTCTTCGGAACTTTCACATCATTAACATCACCGTTATAAATGAATACATGTTCGGGCGTACTTTCGATTTTTTCGATTTTGTCACCCTTGGTTTTCCACAAGCCACCATCATTTTTATCGATAGATGCGAATGCTCTCACACATTTTTCATTGAGTAACTTCCGTTCACCCGTGAATTCTCTGAACATCTTCATTCTCCCCGTTGCTGGATTGATTTTTTGAACCTTCGACCAACAACCACCATGAAGGATTGAATCATATTTCGATGAAATCTTTTTGACCGTCTGAAATTCCTTCAAATCGTTACAAGCGTTGATTGTTCGCTCAATCGGTGTGCCTTTGGTCATGTAATCAACGAGTGCTTTATTAACTATAGGCAAATCATAATCAAGTCTGTTAAGTTTCTTAACGTATTCACCTTTAGCCTTATAATTACCCCATTCATCTATTATCAGATAGTTGTTAACGTCTTTCTGAAAAATCTCACCATATCCGTAATCATCAAATTCGAGCGTCAAGCCCGTTCGCTGTTCCCATTCATGGGCAATATCATCAATCATTGCGTAATCATCATAGTTGAACATTCTGATTAGAATACCATCCGTGTTCACTTGTATGATTTCACATTTACCCTCGAGCCTTTCGAGAAGGTCGACACCAACGAGAATTTGACCAAATATACATGTATTATTCGCCCCTCTAGGATCATACAATTTATTGTATTTGTCCTTCATCGCCCCGTATGTTCCATTCAGTACGATTTTAAATGGTGCTTGTTCTTTCTTCTTCCCTTCGGCTTTCAGTTTTAATCTGTGATGTAATATCCCTATATATCTATCTCGCCCCTCTTTAGTAACTGAGCGTGAAAAACAGTATTCAGCGAACAATGCCATAAGTGTTGGATACAGTGAACCAACATCCATATTTAGGAAAAAACCTTTCGCATGATATTTAGTCAACGCACCATGTACACCGCCATAACCGAACTTCATCGGGATACCAGCCATGATTAACTCTAATTGATTAGTCTTATTACCCACCTTGTATCGGTGATTTTTAGGATTGGTGTACCAATCCACAACTTGTGTGTACTTCTCAACTCTTGCGCAATCAGGAATATGTATATCGAACTCGTCATCGTATGTTCTTTTCGTTGCACCCAAGATTTCAGCACTCAACTGAACTTTAGTTTTAGATATATAGGATAATGGCATCTTGTACATCTTCAGTAGTTCCATCTGTGCTTCGAAATCTGAAATACGTTCAAGTAGGATTTCAGCAGTTTGATGAACATCATGCCTACAGTATGTTGCTAGTTCCTTGAGTTCCTCATTGGTTAATTTCCTATCTATATCGAACGATATTGAAGATTCTTTGATGTTATTACCCATGAACCCTTCGAACTTTTTCAATCCACCATCTCCCGATTCCATAACATCATAGTTATTTAGTGGAATCTTATTGAACAGTTTCGAAAAGGTATAACCCGACTGATTGTTCTTGATGATATGATCATTACACTCTTTCGGATTCAATCCGCATATAATCGCTTTAAATATAAATTGGTCATAGTGCCTTGAATTGAATCCCACCCATATGGATGATTTATGTTTCTCGTAAAGACTAATCAGTTCATCACGATTATTAACAATTGTGTGTTCCGTTTTGTTTAGTAGGTCAAGCACGACCACTAACCAATCGTGCTTGACTACTTCGAAATCGTAAACTAGCATGTTCGTTTACCCTTCAAATACCTCTTTGATTGTGTAAATTGGATAATCCTTCTTGTTCTTCGAATACTCAATCATGTATTCAAGACCAGCATCATCAATAGCTTCATGAATATCCATAATCATATTGTTGTACTCACGGTATCCAACGAATGAATCAACATCGATGCCAGTTTCAAGACTTCTTAAGAACTTGTTAACTAGTGCAATCTGAAAACCCTTGGTGATTACTTGATTGTAGAATAGAAGTTTGTTTTCAAATTCCCCAGCAAGGATGCGCATCCAACAACTGAACATCGGGTCACCGTTCTTAGTTTCCTTGATTTCCATCTTCTCAATGTTCACTTCATATTTACCCGTTGGAACTTCCTCATATTCTCCAACTCCACCGTTTTTCTCAACTTCTTGAACATCCTCAGATAGTGCCTTGCTATCAACCTTCTTATCCCATTTATCGAAAATACTCATATTTATTTACCTCTCTTTTTATTTCTTTCCATTAGATATACGATATAGTCTTTACACAAATCATGAGCTTGTGCGTTAAATGCGAATGATAAATTATGATTGTTGTTTATAAGATTGTTGAGTGCCTTGAGCATTGCATTCTTACCACTCTCATGATATGTTTTGACCAATCCATCCCAATATCCAAGCTCTTTAAGTTTTCTAACCAACATTGCGTTCTCTCCTAGTTCTTCGAGTTCTCTTTGGTTTTTCTTCTTCCACTTCCTCAACATCTTCGGGAATATCGTTTATGATTTCTTCGAACTCAATTTGAACGTGTTTTTCTTCAACTTCCTCTTTCTTTCTTCTCCCTCTTTTTGGTTCTTCGACCTTTTCAGATTCTTCGACCTTTTCGGTTTTATCGACCTTGTGAACGTTCTCATTTGCTTCGTCATATACCTTGCATATTTCTGACCAATCAAGCGGTATTGATGTATGTGTGATGTTTTTCAATCTACCACCCCCGAATACCACTTCGTTTGACTTGAAATTAAGTGTTCTTGTTGAATCATCTTCGACAACAACCCTAGCCACAATATCCACCATTCCAGCTATTTTATTAGCAACCTTTTCAGCGATATTTGGTTTAATAGCTGTAATCTTATCGCCTGTTTTCTTGGTGATATCCTTGGATGTATCTTCATGACTGATTAGAACGATATTTTCATAATCAAGATTCATCAATCTTCTGATTGTTGATAGGAATTCGGTTCTCACCTTATCCCACGCTCTAAATGAATCATCCGATTCGTGATCAATACCGAGTTTGTTATACATATATAATCTGCAAGATTCGTATGTATCTTCGAGAAGGTCAACAACAATTGTTTTAAAGTTGTTATCGTTCTTCTCTAATTCCCCGATTGCGTTCTTGAAATTTTCCCACGCAAGAACTTTGATTCTCCCCTCGTATGTATCCTTGATTGGTAGATACTGCATTGTAACGAATTGAACATTACCATCTGTATTGAGATTTATCGGCATCGGTGCGGAATCCATAAATGTTGTTTTTCCGCTGAATGCTCCACCATATAGCCACAACTTACGTTTTGTAGCTGTTCCAACTTCTCTACGTTCTGCCTTAGGTAAAATCATATAATTTACTCCTTCCATACATAGTTCTCGATACTCACACCAATCGCACAAGTATGATTGAACTTTCTCAAATTCCTCTGTTCGTTCTAGTTTTATTGTTGATTTTAGAAAATCGATGAGTTTATTTTCTTGATATTTAACTTCCTTAATTGTTATATCGAGTTTACTCAGTTCATCGATTATCCTAGTTCTAAAATCTTTAAGTGTTTCGGTTTTCTTCAGTCCGATATTTGTTTTTGGAACAAAGACGAAATACATATTCCGAATATCGATGTTAAGTATCTCTTTTATGAAATACTTATAAACATGTAACTGCCTTGATTCCATATAATGCTCAATATTGTTTGAATACTTGTAATCGTATAAATCGTATTGACCATTGCCACATGGAACTAATAAATCCGCTGTTCCTTCGTACCAATCATTACTGAAGTTAACTTCGTGCAACCCATCGGGTACAATTTTCTTGATTTTCGGAATCCAGTATTCTAATTTAATAACCTCATCTATATGTTTATCTGTGATTATTGGATAACTCATCAAGTATTCTTTGATTGCAGTTTCTGAATCAACTTCCATCGCTCTATGTAAAGCTGTGCCAATCCTTAACGGATTTTGAGGGTCATCAGAATCGATAATTTCTATATTATCGATATACTGCAATTTGTACCGCATTTCGCAATTTTCAAATTGCTCAACTGTTGAAAAATGTATCTTCATCGCTTATTCCTGTTCGTTATCCAAGTTAAAACGATTAGCGTTGCACATATTATCGCTGTAATGTTTGTTGCTGTTCCCATTTACTTAACCACCTCTTTTTTAGTTCCACATATACGGATTTATCACCTTGAATTAACTTTTTAAAATTTTCAAAATCTTTAGGATATAAGAGAATCGCATATCCACCAGCATCATTGATTTTGTTTAGATTCATCAACTGGAGTGTTGAGGGTTTTCCCGTTTCAGATTTAACTTCTATTCCGTAAAAATCACCCTTTATACATGCAAGTAAATCGGGAATTCCCGTTTTAGTGTATTTACCACCACCCCAATATTTGATGAACCAACCGCCACAATTTTCAATATAATCTTTGACTTTGGTTTCAAACGATTTTTCCTTACCCATCATCACACTCCAATTGTTCGAATACGTCACTCATTATCGATTTTGCTGTTAGAATACCAAGTTTATAACCTTCATATTCTTTGGAATTAAACCGCTTGTGTTTTACGTTTTCATATTCTAACTTCTTACTTAATCGACTTTGAACGCTTCGTCTGAGTTTAGCAATCTCCGAACGTGTCATATCTATTTCACCTCAAATCTGATTGAATCCTTACGTGTTGTGATTTTCGGATAATCTTCCAACAGTTCGGCATATAACTTTGGTTCTTCCTTCTCAAGTTCTTTTGTATCGATACTAGTTGAAGTTGAACCGTTTACCCTTGTGATTTTGATGAACTGATTATTAATAGACTTGATACCATAATCGTTCATGAGTTTTTCAAGTTTCGTTTTTAACTTCTTTTCATCGGCTTCAAGTTTCTTTTTAGCCTTTGTCGCATCAGCAAGACCCTTGAACAACGCAAGATTCTGTTTTTCAAAAACCATTAATTCGTTTTCATTGAAATCCTTTTCTTCATTGAGAAGTTCAATATTCATCTTTTACCCCCTTGTTTGTAGTGATTAAAATCACCCCTAGAATTAACTTAATTAATAGCGATGACCAATTTATATTTGGTTCTGTTTCGATATCCCCAGCGATTGAATATATAATCAACACACCTACAAATTTAAGTAAAAAGTTCATCCGTGAAGTCCTTTCGCATTTCAAGAGTTCTCAAAATATGCTCTTCGATGCTGTTCTTACATATCATCAGATAGTAGATACACGTTTCATTCTGCCCGATTCGGTGAATTCGCTTCTTCGATTGTTCAAAATCCTCACTTGATAACGGTAATGTGAAGTATACAACCTTGTTACATTTCTGAAGATTTAGACCCTTCGAACCCGCTTGATATTGAACGAGTGTTACACTTGATGAATCATCGTTGTATGCTGTCAAATCCTTATTATGTCCGTTGATTTCGGAAACCGAACGATTTAACTGTTCACAAATCCGTTTTAAATGCTCTAGTTCAGCATTGAATGAATAAAATATAATCACCCTATCATTCGTACTTTCTAACAGTTCACGAACTGCGTTAAGCTTCTCTTGATTGTATTGACCACACAATTGACGAGCATATAACACCTTCGACAATGTGTTATCACCGATAAGTTCTTCATCACCGATACAAATATATGAGTGTTCCATGAACAGTTTGTACTCTCTCGAACTTGGAACGTTGATTCTTTGAAACCTCTGTTCGGGTAGTTCAAAACATTCTTCTGTTTTCATAAATACCGCCCCGAACTTACGCATCTTATACTTCAACCGTTCAACGTTCTTGTATGGATTATCTTTATCAACTATCTTGTGACGAATCCCCGAACCGTCATCATCTGTTAACGTCCAATTAACATACTGACGTTCGTATAATTCTTCGGAAATGTTCCAACCTAGAAGTTTGAGTTGTGACCATAGGTTTTCATATTTACCACCTACGGGCGTACCACTCAAAAGAATCACATTTTTAGGATTTAGAGATAAAACAAATTTCGATTGTTTTGCCTTTTTATGATTTTGAATCAAAGACGATTCATCTAGCATTAATGTGAAATCACTCAATTTAATTAGTTCTTTTCTTCGCCATGCTAGTTCATAATTGATTACCCCGACACCGTTGTTAGATTCCCAAAATTCTTTGAACTCTTTAACGTTTGTCAAGTTGAATGTTGGTATATCGTAATGTTCGTTGAAGTGATTAATCCAATCTTCAATCTTCGATTTCTGACAAATCAGTAAATCCCGTTGATTTTCACCATGTAACATCATCAATTTTTCAGCACCAACAAATGTTTTACCCAATCCCATATCGAGATAGTAAGCACACCTATTCATTGATTTGGTTTGCTCTAATGCATCCAACTGATGTTGATATAGATTAATCATTGGTTAATATTCCTTTTAACATTTCATCTTTAGCCTTCTGATAGAAGTTTCTATCGATTTCAAATCCATAAGATGTTCTTCCAAGTTCATATGCACTTCTCAATGTAGTACCCGAGCCACAACAAGGATCAATCACAACATCACCTTCATCGGTGAATATTTCAATCAACCGTTTGATTACATTCACGGGTTTTTGTGCGGGATGAATCTTTGGAATATCCTTTGAATCCTTTTCCCATTTGAACCAGTTGAAAATCATCTTTCCTGTTCCTTTGATGTTCTTTCCGTTTTCGTCAACCTGTACCCCATTTCGGAACTTAGGCAACTTATCACGATATAGAATTAATGCGTATTCTGTTGCTCCAACAATTCGCATGTTCGCTTTCAAAACTTGCGGACTGTAATTTTTAACGAACAATAACGGGATATAATTCACGAATCCATGTTTCTTTCCCGCATCTATAAGAGTTCCCATCTGTTCGAATGAACAGAACACAATCATGCACGGGCTGTTGGAACTTCTACCACGTGCCACCGACTTCACATCATCCTTTTTGAGCATTTTCGAACAGAAGTGAAAATACTCATACAAGTTGAAGTTAAAATCGCTATTGAACGCTGACTTCTTCGCAAATTTAGATTCACCATTCTTATTGTCACCGCCCTTATACCACATCGGATTAGATCCATAGAATTTAGTTCCCACGTTATAGGGAACATCAGCAATTATTAACTGTGCGGGTCTAACCGCATATTTCTTGTAATTCTGCATCGAATCTCTATATAATTCACACTTAATCAATTTTGATACCCGTAATCCTTTCGAATTTTTCTTTGTCAAAATTTGGTAGTGAAGTTATTACTTCCTTATCGTTCTTGTTTAAGTTATCCCACCAATTTTGACGTTTCTTTGAATAATCGAATTCTTTTAAGAATCCACCCGTAACATCATGTTCGGGATATTCTTTCTTTTCAGCATCGGTCATATTTTCCGAATAAACCCATCTGAGTTCATCGAACGGTACACCGTTTAAAATGAATCTCGCTGGATGATTTAACCAATCACGATACGTCATTTCGGTTAATTCATCGAACATATAGATGTTCGGTTCTTTGGTATTGAAAACTCCGTTTGAAAAGCTCGTATCGTTCCAATCACCGCTGTTCCAATCA